GTGATAAAACTTTTACCAATCCCTGAATCTCCATAAAGGAGCACCCCAAATGGTGCTTTTCGCGATTTTCGGCCTTGTTGTCGGGTAGTCAGATCGTCACGCATCATCAACATCTCGTCAAGTTTGGTTTTGACCAAGTCCTTTTCATACTTCTCAAGCATAGTCGCGTGCTTGGATATGGATTGCAATTTTTCAACAGTTTGATCCAGAGAGGCCCTGAACTCGCTTTCCGTGAAACCATGAGATTCCGGATCAGTGATTAGACGAGCTTGTCTTGTGAGCAACTCACATTTTTCGAAAATATCTTTGTACGTACCACCACAATGGAAAATCGTGTTGATGTCTCCAGTCTTGTAAACTTGGTATCCTCGTTCCACTATAAACAGTAGAGTGTCACAGAGGACATAGGCAAAGTCTGCTTTATGATGGTATTTCTTCTGCATGAGGCTTTGTTCCAATTTCGTGTAATTGAGGGTGTCCATACTCACACCAACTGATTCAAAAAGTGAAAAAGAGAGCGCATAACAAATGCATTTGTAAACTTTGTCAACAATGGGTGATTTTTGAATGTTTTTCCACGCGGTCAGCAGTCCTCTAGCTTCTTTCAACACATCTGATGATTGCCAAGAATACTCATCCTCTGGAAACACGTGCTCAATGTAATTTTTAGCCTTCATGACTGCAGCCACACAGAGAGATCCCTTGTATCTCATTTTGAATAATGTGAACATGGCAAACGACACGATAGATTTCATACTTTCATTTTCTTTTCTGCGTGATAAGATATCCATGAAAACATATGCTTGCTCAGCATGGTCGATAAGCTCCTCAAAGGGAATACATTGGCTCGTGAATATTTCGCCTAGCCTGTCAAGAGATTGGATAGAGTATTGGGTCAAATTCCAGTGGGATGAGACCTTACCCTTATCATCAAAGCAACAATCTTCACAGAAACAATCCGATTCATGATCAAACTCTCCATAAATGCACTCAGAAGGTGCAACATCACCGGATTGAAGTGTGAAACTGAAATGGTAAGAACAAAAGCCATAACCACACAAACACTGCTCTGATTCAAGATCAGAAAATTCTCCATAGATGTGTTCTGATATGGACCCTAAAGAGCCTACGTCTGAATCATCAAATACGAGATCTGAAGGAATTTCAATGTATTCGTGTGTCAAATCAAACGATGCTCGTAAAGCTTCAGGATTTGTATATTCATTGCCGTAAATCCTTGCCAAGGATTCGGTCAATTGTGTGTATAAAGGAGTTTCACTCTCAATTTTCACACGATAAAGAATATCAATAACATTCTGCTTTACATTGTCGTGATGGATCATATATGCTGATAATTCAGCAACCTGTATATCACTCATCCCGATAAAAAGTGTACGCGTGACACCAGATCGGAAATACTTGTTGAAATGTAGATTGTTTGGACTTGTTTGTCGGGCATTACCACGAACTTCGCTTTCTCTTAATTCATTGATTGTAACCATAGTGAAGGAAAAGAAAAGGGGGGGTGCTGTGAGCAATTATTCAGGCAGCTACACGCAACATACCTTCTACAATACGCTCAAGCGTTGACGGTTATGTAGAAACCGTGATCTTAAATTACACAAGTGATCAAATGTGGAGTTCATAGTCTCCAACAAAACTCTCGACAAAAAATGTAAAATCTCACAATATACTAGTACAAATAAATGCACTTTCATTTTGAGATTGAAAACGGTATTCTTTTTATTTTG